TGTAAACGCTGAGTTGTCAAACGGTACGCTAGTGTAATCTGCGACAATACAAGCAGGGTAGCTTTCTTGTCCACTAAATGTAAGGTCTGAACCTGACATGTCACCTAGAGCTGCACCTGATGCGTTAGTACCTGCATTAAGCTCTAAACCATTCTCTAAACCTAAAGCGACTATAACTCTTTTACCTGAAGTATTGATTTGATTTAATTCTACAAATACAATTAATTTATTTCTTGATAAAAGTTTTATTTCGTTTCTGTCTGCTATGCTTAGTTTGTGTAGTTTAATGTTTACTGACTGGTCAAAGAATATTGTACCATTTTCTGTACTACCTGTGATAGTCTCAGTAAATGAACCTGTACCCCTAACTAACTCGTACTTAAATAGCTCTTGTCCTGTACCACTACCTGATAAATCTAAGTCTGTAATAGTACCTGATGCTGGTTCAATACCTGCACCTGCTGTGTTACCATTTATAGCTGCGTCTGCGTGTTGCACAAAGTATACTGCCTTTACACCACCTACGGTGTCTCTACAATCTAATTGTCTTCCTGTTGTTAATTCACAAGCCATATTTATTGTTTTAAGGCAGTTTAAGAGGGTTTTGACACCCTCTCTTACTGCAAGTTAATTATTAGTCTAATCTTACTATATCTGCACCTTGTGCGTGTTGCGTACCACCTGTAAACTTAGCTACTACTCTGATGTTGTCAGAACCGTCTAAGTCACCCATATCTAACATTTTGATTTCTGTGTGGTCAGAAACTAGGTCTGTACCAAAGAATAAGTTAGACGCTTGTGCTGCTGCCATTTTGTTATCTACCATACCTGGACAAACTGCAATCTTAATACCGTTAAACATTGGTCTGAAACCTTCACCCATATTGTATAGTCTTTCGTATCCTGCTGCTGCTTGATTAGCTAAGTAAAGTCTGTAAGACGCTACTGACATATAAATATATAAGTCTTCTTTAGTATATACTGCTGAAGGTATTGCGTCTACAAGTATGTTTAGGTTTTCGTCAATGTTACTATTTGAAAACGCTGTAGCTGCACCACCTGAGTTATCTGCTTCTACGATAGCTGTGTCATTCTCAAAGTGTCCGTTACCTGCTTGCATAAATCCTGTGAACTCACCTGAATTTGAATCTAATCCGTTCCAAATGCTAGTTTCTACTGAATCTGCAATAGTTGATGAAAGGTAAGAAACTACAAAAGCTGCAAAGTCGTCAGACATACCGTCGTTATGTCTACCTGCTTGCATCTGTGCTGCTTGCCAATCTGCTAGTAAATCTTTTTTGCATAAATCTACGTTAATTTCTAACTGTTTTGGAGTTAAAACACGTTCTGTGAGCGTGAGTGTACCTGCGTCTGTGAAGTCACAAGTTGCGTCTTTAATAAGTCCTGACGTAGCTACTTTTGTAATGTTTCTTTTAAACTTTACATTTTCTAGTACAGTCAAAAACTCTAAAGATTTTGATGATTTTAACGCTGCGCCAATATACTGACCTGCGTGTTCACCTGAATAATTTGATGTTATTGAAAAACTCATTTTGTTATTATTTAATTGTTATTTATTTAAGTTATAAAAAAACCTTTCTTTACTATTCATATTAGCATAAGGTTTAGTTTTTATTTTTGTTTCGTTGAATTTAGAAACCTCTACTGGTTTAGTTGCAGGTTCTTTAGATAATTCTACGATTTGTGATTGTAATTCCTCTTTTTCAGTAGTTAGTTCACCGTTTATGTCTTTCATTTCTTCAAGTTCTGCTGAAAGTCTTGACACGTCTGACCTTACTTCTTCTAAAAGTTCTTTAATTACTACACCTATTTCTTCAATAAGTGCGCTCTTGTCAAAGTTTTCGTTTTCTACTTCTTCTGACATCTCTTCTTCTTCTACTGCTTCAACTTCTTCTTTTTCTTCCGTTTCTTCTTCTTCTTCTTCAGTTTCTTTTTTCTCCATTGATGCTACGATACCTTCTTTTTCTACTTTAAATTCAACACCGTCTTCTGTTTCGTAAGTTCCTACTGGTACAGGCATTGTGCTACCGTCTTCTGCTAGTATCATTACCTCTACGCCTTCTGCAAGTTCATCTGCTTTAGAAACGACAATAGTACCGTCAATAAGTTTAGCTTGAAATTCTAGGTTTAATTCTTCTTCTTTGTCTAAACCTAATGCTGATAATATTTGTTTTTTTAAATCCATTTTTAAAGTCTTTAGTATATAATAGAATTATTTATTTGTTGTTTGATTTTAGTAATCAAAGTCAATTTTATTTAAAGGGTTGTTTTGTTTTTTATTAAAGTTATTTATGATAGTTTCATATTGTGATACATTTACTTTAACACCTAAACTTTTTGCGTTTTTTTCTACAATAGATATAGCATCTTCTAATTTGTCTGTTACATTTTCTGCTTTTTTATAATCAGCAATGTATTTATCATTCAATTTAAAAACTTTTTGTGCAGCTTTTTCTTGTTTATTACGTGCTGTGTCAAACTTTTTTTCAACTTTTAAATACGCTTTTTCGTCTTTTGCAAAATCTTGTTCTGCTTTTTGGATTTTTTCTTTTGAAATACGTAAAGAATCTTCTGCTCTGTCTAATTGTGCTTCAACATCTTTTAATAATTGATTTACCCTGTCATAAGACGAAACTTCTGTTTTAATTTTACTGTCATCTAATTTATCTGTCAAAGTTTTTAGTTGTCCTGTTAATTTATCTAAAGTTTTTATATCTTTTAAACTATATTTCTCTACCTTTTCACCTTTTGCGTTAGATAGTATTGTGTTTAGTTTGTCTTCGTAATTTTTGTACATAATTATTTTTTTATTTTACCTTCTTTTACTAATTCGTTGTATGCTTCTACTATTTCTTCGTCTGTAACTGTTTTGCTCATTTTTTCCATTTTGTCTACAAAGTAACCTTCTATTGATAATCCTTTTAATTCACCTGCTTTTATCTTTTCCCACAAATCGTTATTTTCTATTTTCATTTTGACAAACCACGTACCATTTGGTAGATCGTAGCCATACATTTTAGACTTGTCTTGGTCGCCTTCTTTTATCCAACTTTCTACTGTTAGTACACCTGCTACTCTGTCTTGATGTTGGTATGTAGCTTTGTGGTGATTATTGTATTTAAGGTACAATTCGCTAGCTTTTCTTACTGTGTCCGTGGAAAAATATACGTAATACTCTGAATCTGTATTGGGGTTGTATCTAAATATCTGTTTGTTAGGTATTAGTGCAGGACTAATTAACATTCTTTTTTCTTCGTCAATCTTTGAGAATGTAAGGTTGTGTTTGTCTTTTCCAAAAAATACAAAATCTACTTCTATTGCAGGACTTGTTACTAGACTTATTGCGTCTATAGATAGTTCTTCATTATCGTCACTTATTACAAGCTCTGTAATCTTAGTAAGTTTTTTCTTCATATTTATATAATAGATTTAAATTAGTTTTATTTGATTTTATATAGTTGCTCTACGTCTAATGTTTGCTAGTTTGTTTTGACTATTTGTTATGTCGTCACTTACTACAAACGCCCTTGCAGGTTCAAAGTCAGGTGTAGCACCACTTAGACTAAATGCACCACTTACCATTTGAGGTGCAGGAGCTTGTTGCGTAGCTGAAGGTACAGAACCACCACCACCACCACCAGGTACGTCTACTGCTAATATCTTTCTTACGTTAGCTAAACCACCTGCTATGATAGCTGCGCCTGTTACAAATCCTGCGACACCACCTTGTGCAAACGCTTTGTTAGCACCTGCAAAAGTATCTATAGTTGCTTGTGCTATTGCTAGTGCTTTGTTTTCTCCTGCTAAGTCTCCTAATGCACCTGCTAGTGAGCTAAATGCTTCTAACTCTGCTTCTTTACGTTCTTTAGCTAGGTCTATAAGTTCTTGATTTGCGTCTGCTTCTTCACGTTTTAGACTTATAGTATTTGTTAGTTGCTCACTTTCAAAACCTGTTACTTGTGCTATTATACCTTCACGATCTGCTATTGCTTGATTAAGCGCTATTTGTAGCTGCACGTTTTCTTTATTCTTGTCTAGTTCCTTCTGCGCAGCGTCTACTGCTATGTCTGCGTTAGCTAACATCACTTCTTTTTGTTTTTCTAGTAATGCGCCTAAGTCTTCATTTGCTTTTATTCTTTGTTCAAATGTTAAAGTTTCGTCGTCTCTTACTTGTCGTAAACTTTCTGCTTGTGCATCAAATTGTTCCAATAATATACGATTTCTACTTTCTGCTAATTCTGCTTGTTTGTCTAATTCTACATTTGATTTTGCTGCTTCAAATGTGCTTTTTGTATAATCTTTAATACCTTCTGCAGTAGTTTTTATTGTTTCTTTAACTTTATCAAAACTACCGTCTACTCCTGTGTATACGTCAATTACTTGTTTACCTGCTTCTTTAGCAGTATCAAACGCTGCTTGAAACTCACCTTTTATTAATTGTCCAAATGCCTTACCTGCTAAACCTAAAACTTCTGTAGCTTCTTTGAAGGTATTAATAAATCTTTGTTTTATAATGTTGCCTAGCTCTAATACTTTTTCTTTTGGATTTTCAAATAAATCTTTAAAAAATCCTGTTACTGAACCTATATTGTCACTTAAAAATCTAAAAAAATCGTTAAACGCTATACTTAAAAATTCTGTACCAGTTCTAAAACCATCTACTACTCTTTGATTTTGTCCAAATATGTCTTTAAGCTGTGTAAACGCTGCTAATATTAAACCTACGCCTAATGCTTTTAACCCTGCGCCTAAACCCCTAACCGCACCAGTAATTCTTTTAAATCCTGTGTTACCTTCTTTTGTAGCTTTATTTAAATCGTTAGTTTGATCTACTGCACCACTAAGTTCGTCTGCTAGTTTTTCTACGTCTTTAGCTGCGTCATCTATATTACTATTTATTTTTAAATTAATTTCTTCTGCCATAATTAAAATGTGTTTAATGTTTTATTTGTAAATAGATGTACACTCGCATACCAATTTATATTATTGCCTGCTAATCCTGTAACTTTAAGAGTAATAAAATTATCTGTTACTGATGCAAAACTTGGTGTTACTTCTAATGCTAAACTACCATCTGCTATAGTGCTTATTGATTGTGTAAATGTCAAATTAAAACCATTGTCTATTTTACACGCACCAACTAACTTATAGTAAATGTATTGTCCTGCAGTACCGTCTGTACCACCTGTGCAAAGTCCAATAATATGTGCTTCAAATCCTAATATACAGTTGTTTTGTATTTCTATATGAGAACCATCATTTTGAATAGTTAAATTAGTTAATGTATCGTTTGTTGTATTACCACTTAATTGAATAATAGACATTTGTATTGAACCTACTTGTCCGTCATCTAATTTACCTGCACCTATTATTACTTCGCCATTGTGAAACCCTAATGCGTGTGTACCACCTATAATACTTGAATTGTTAAGATTAGATTGTATTCTATTATTTTCGCCTGTAATAAAAGTGTTTTTATTTAAGCCGTCTGTTGAGTTATTTTGTCCTGTAATAAATGATGCTTTTGTACCGTCACTTGTAAAATTATTTTTACCTGCTACTTTATTGTCTAAGTTTTTACCTCTTTTATCTATTAATGTGTCAAATCTATAAGCATAACAAGTACCGTTAGAAGTGTCGTAATTATAACCGTATTCTTGACATATCTTTTGATTTGCAAACACATCATTTGTACCGTCAGTAAAAATTACTTCACCAGTTTTTTTAATGCTTTTTGGTTTTATTTTAAATCCTTTTTTAAACTCCATTATGGTATAAGTATAAATTCTACATTTGCTAGTTCGTCTGCTTTGTAATCTATTTTGTTTACTCTGTATTCTCTATTCTTGATTAATACTGTGTCAAAAAATCTAAACGTATTAATGTCTGCAGGTGTTAAATTTACTTTTAGCGTCATAACACGTGTGTCTGCGTTATAAAGATCGTCATAATAATTTGACCAATAAGTATTGTATAAATTATCTACTACAGGTGTTAATGGACTAAATAATTGACAGTAACCAAAATTATAGTCCTCTGTAGTCGCAGTAGTAGGTATTTCTGATAAATGACTAAATTGTAAAAAGTCTGTTTTCGTTGTAGCTGCTACACCATTCTTTGCAGGTATTACGTATGTCTTACCTGTAGATTTTACACCATTGTCAAATAATATACGTGGTGAGTTGTCAAAACTTTCAAATTCAGTTGCGTCATCATTTGCTTGAAATATAGAAGGTGTTACAAATTCAGGAGTAAATGCTAACAATGGTTTTATTACTGTAGCTGAAAAAGGTGTAGCTTTTATTTCTGTTTCACCTTCTAACATTGTATAGTTAGGTTTTTCAAATGTATAATGTCCATAGTTTTTGCCTGCACTTTTTTTGTAAACTTTATGTGTATAGTCATTACCGTCTTCTTCAAAACTAAAATTAGTCAATTTGACAAGCTCTAAGGGTTTTAAATTTATTTCTGATATATCTACTTTATCTGTCCAGTTTAGTTGCTTAGGCGTAACCGTAGTGCTTGTATTTAAGACGTGTATAGGTTTTACAAATACGTCTTTATAAGGTTCTATTATTAATTTATTAGGGTTGTCTTTGTCTTGTAAGGTGACTAAATTAAACATAGTCATAATACCTTTTAAATACTCAAATTGTCCTAAGTCGCCACGCAAGTTATTTAATAATACTGCTGTAGTGATATTGTCTAAATTTACAGTTGCTGTCAAGTGTGCGCTTGTAAATGCTGAACCTGACACTTGCACAGTACCACCACTTACACGTCTAATTTGTATAGAAAGTTTGTCGCCTTGATCTAAAGTTGCTACTGCATTGTTTATAGAAAAAGTAGTGCCGTGTACTGCACTTGAACGTCCTGAACCAGGTATAAAAGAAAATGCACCTGTACCTGCGTCTTGAATATATATTGCGCCATTCCAAACTCCACCACTTACTACTAGTTCTGTACTGATTGTATATTGTGTATCGTCTTGTGGTGCTACAAATTCGTCTAAATTGTCAAAACCAAATTCGTCTGTAAAATTATTTGTTTGAAATTTTATTTTTGTAAGTGTATTTGTAGAACTTATATTTTGTGCGCTAGTTTTTTCTGCTTCGCCTGTGTGTTGTGTGTCGTGTGGTGCGTTACCTGAACCCCAATTGAAGTCCATAAATAACTTAGTAAACTTTGTGCTACTTAAAAAGTCGCTTTCAAAAGTATATCCTGCTTCGCTAAATATTTTATCTAATAAGTATTTGCATTGTATGAAAGGTCTAAATGCTTGTTCTAACTCTAACTCTAATTGTCCTGATGCGTTTTCTGTTATATTGTTTTCCCAGTTACAAAAAGGGTACTTTAAAACACCAGTAGTGCTTGCACCTGCTGTTCCTGCTAATGTGTCTGCAGGTAGTGCGTTTGTCAATGCAAGAACACCTGTCCAACTATTAGTTACGTTTGTAATAGTATAATCGTGTTCTAGTTCGTTTAAATCTAAATCTTTTAATTTTTTGTCTTTTAATATTTCTGATAGTGCTACTGCTTCGCTAAACAGGTTTACATTGTAAGATATTTCACCGTCTTTATTTATTATGTCTATTAATCGTAGACTACCTTCAAATATTGTGTAAGTGTCTTCTTTTAATACTGCACGTGTTCTAACATAAGGGTTAAAATCTAAAGTGTTTTCTATTGACTTTTGTACTTCAAATATGCTGTTAAATATTTTGTTATTTCTTTTTGTTGCAGGTAAATTAAAGTCTTTTGAATATGATTGTACTTTTTCTGCTGCGTTTTTAAAATCATCTACGCTAAGACTTAACGGTATTGCTTCGTTGTCGTATAAATCACAAATTACAGAACCGTCTTCAACGTCTGATATTATTGTAGTAGGTATAACTTCTTTTAATGTTATTTCTGACACTACTAAAGAGCTACCTGTATGATTTATATATGATATTGCTAATAGTTGCTCTGTGTCCGTAGCCGTAAAAGTAAAGCTAGTGTTTGTCTGATTAGTAGTAAAAAAACTATTTGAACCTATTGCTAAACTTCCGTTTGTGTGATAAACACCCCCACCACCGAAAACTGTAAATCCTGATGCTACTGCGCTATGTTTTATAATTATTTCATAATCCGCACCAGTTGTTAAATTATCTATAGTTTGATATACACCTGCTACTGATTGTCCGGTACCATTTGAAGTTAATGTTAAGTTACCTGAACTAATTGTAGGTGCTGTTGTGCTTGCAAATGAACCTGTGCCGTCTGAACTAAATCCATTCCAGTTACCTATTATTGATGCGTTTGCTATTAATGCACCCTGTATAGGTAGTAAAGCACCTGTTTGTGCGCTTGAATTTAAACCACTTGTAAATGAGCTGTTACCACAATATTGATTTTGTGTAGTAGTAAATGTAAAACTATTAGAACCTTGTGGGTATAATATTAGCTGTGTGTTACGCATTTTGTATAACTCTGTTTTTACTGCGTTCTATTTCTAAAGTGTACTGTAAAAGGTCGTCATTTGCTCTAGTTTGTTTTGTATATGTGCTAGATGTTATTGTAACTGGTTTTACATATTTGTTTATATATCCTTCGCTACCGTCTGTACTAAACTCATTTAATATATACACCTCAGGACTTGTAAATAGTTCTTCTAACCACGTTGCTGTGCTTTCTGTTACAAAGTCTGTATTGAGTGTTACACGTTCTTTAGCGTTAGTGTAAAATGTTTTCTGACCACCTTTATATCCGTGTGTCATAAATACGCTTTCGTTATATAGTCCTGATATTTGTTTGTAGCTTGTTCTTTGCGTTTCTACAGTCCTTACATTACGTTTAGTAAACGAGTAGTAATCCCACGCACCTAGTCTGTTTAACCACGTCAATCGTATCTTTTCAAATCCTTTACAATCGTCATCTATTATGTTAAAGATGTATTCTTGTGATATTGTATGGAAATTACTATCTCTACATTTTACAGTATACGATTTAGCACTTGCGTTTAATGTACCTATGTTTTTTATGTTAGCTGTACCACAACCTATAAATATTAGTTTGTTGTTTGCTTCATTAACAAAACTACGTTTACCACCGTTTGCAGGTGTATTATCTCTAGTTAATGTAGATAGTTGTGTGCCTGTACCATTTATATTGTCAAAAAATTTAATTACTACGTCTTCTATTTGATTATCTGCACTTACTTTACCTACTTTAAAATCTAAATTATAGTCACTAAAAAATGCTAGTGTATGATAATCATTTGTGCCTATGTCTATAGTAGTAGGACAGTTAGTTAGAAACTTAGCACTACTATCATTCATTATATAGTTATTAGCGTCAAGGTTATATCCATAGTTACCACTTGAATCTAATGCTATAATGTCTTCGTGTTGTACTGTGCCATTGTATATAATAAATTCGTCAGTTGATACTAATGACGTTGTGTTTACTGATACTTCTCCAGTTACTGTATCAGAGTGTTGTATTTTAAATATAACTTTAAATATTCTTACTGACTTTTTGTTTGTACAAAACTTGTCTATAGTATGTATGCTATGTGGTGTGGTGTCACTAAATGCAGTACCTTTAAACTGTGAACTTTCTGTAGGGTTTGCTGAACCTACAAAACTACCTAAATTATCACTTTCTACGTATGATTGTAAAATAGTGCTTAAATCAAATATACCAACACCTTTACTATTAGGTGTAGCTTTTAGTGTAGCTATCTTATCACCTGAAGACAAAGAACCTTGTTGTCCTAAAAATACTTCTGCTATATATTTTACGTTGAATTTACTAGTTACTAATACTAAATCTTGTACTGTAAATATAATATTTGAGTATGCAGGTACTAGTCTATATTTTGGTTTCTGTGTTATTATCATTTTATTACTGCTATATTGTCTTTAAAGTCTTCTTTAAATGCTAACGCTAACTCACGTGGCATATCTTTTAGTGCAAGTCTTACTGGTGTTGTAAAGAAACTTATACCTTGTATACCAAGTGACTTAATTTTACGTGCTATCAAATACTGTAAACTTTTTCTACTCATAAATCTACCTTTTTCGTCACGTGGCGCTATACCTCTTCTTACTATCCATTTGTCTAATGCACTTGCAGGGGGTTGTAAGTTCTTATATCTAAAAGGACTTTGTCTACGTGTGTTGTTTATGTCCTTAAAGTAGCGTCTTTTGTTTGTACCACTTACACCTTTGTCCATAAACTTACCGTGATCTGCCATAGTAAATTGTATTGTAAAACCTTCTGCTGTTTTAAGAACCTTATACTTAATAGAACCAAGTAAACTACCTGATACTACTTTGTCACCTTGTTTTAGGTTGTTCTTAGCTTGTCTTACAATCTTACGACCTACTGACTTTAAATAGTTTTCTACGTTACGCACCTGCTACAAATACTTCTAGTTTGACTGCGTTAGAACCACTATCTACTAATATGCTTTCTAAGTCGTGTAAAGTAGTTATAATACCAGGTCCGGAATCACTTACTGCAATAGCGTCGTGTGGTGTTCCCATTATAAATGTCTTACCTGCTTCTAAAAGTATAGAACAACTTTCATCTGCTGAGCTGTCATCTTCACCTGAATCTATTTGTAAAGATAAGTTCACACTATTAGTAGAATCTAAATTAGTTATTCTTATATACTTAGTGTCTTGTATATCTACTGCACTATCTGAACTAGCTACTGTATCTTTTGTTAATAATACTGTAGTGTCTGCACTTGCAGGTATTGTTACTATACGTTCCATAACGTGTTCTATACCTGTGATTGTTAATTGATTTGTAGAACCTCTAACTGATCCGTTAAGGGTTACACTTTCTGTTAATGTTACTGTTAAATTTGCCATTGTTATTTATTTATTTTTTTGTACTTTTTGGGTGTTTCTTAGGTAGTAAATCGTAGTCAGTAGTATATTTAGGGTTTTGTGGTCTACCATTCTTTACTAAATATAAATATGCGTTCACTCTTGCAAACGCCCAACGTGAAGGTGATTTTATACGTGGACTATGTGACGTGTTAAACGCACCTAGACCTCTTTGAAATACTGCCTTTAGTTGTCCTACTGTTACACCGTAACCTAATTTCTTCTTATATCTCTCATTAAAGTCATCTGACTTTTTTTGTAATGTCTTTAAATCTGCTTTGCTTACTTTAGCACCTCTACTTGTGCTTGCGTCACCTTTTGCTGTACCCTTACCTTTTGGTCTTGGGTTTGGGGTTTTAGATTTTGGTGCTTTAGGACTTTTTCTAACTCCACCTCGTTCACCTATTTCTGCTAGTTTCTGATCTATCTGCTCTAGTTTTCTTATTGCCCACTCTACACCCTCTGTTCCACCCCAAGCATCGTACATTAGCCCTCCACAACCTTCGTCATAAGGTACGTCTTTGTTTTGTTGGTGTCTTTTAAAGCTAGCCATTCTTGCTATAGTTTCTCTACTTATGTTTTCTCTACGTGCTAATTGTCCTGCACGTGTCCAACCTACTCTTGTGCCACAAGTTGTGCCTTTTTCCTCTTTGTATTTAATAGCTCTTTTAGCGTTATTGCTAGCTGCTTTTGGGTAATCGTTATAAGTCTCTAATTTAACAACGATCGCACGCAGCTTTGTCATTACAGTTGCATATTTCATAGCTAATTTTTGGTGGTATTAATGTTATTGTAAGTTTTCCTATTCTAAATTTTATCATTTTCCTATTTGTGTTGTGGGTTGAGGTATATTGCAGCTTTCAAAACTTTGTTCTACTATGACTGGTAAATTAAATACCCACCCTGTTACTGAATTGTCAAATCTCTCTGTGAAGGGTTCAAGCGTAAAACTATCGTCTACAAAATATTGTGGTATATCTCCGTGACTAGCTTCGTAGTGATTAAGACTTTTACCATGTTTAAATGTGCTTATAATATCTGTACACATACTTAGGCAGTCGCTTAATACTTCTTGTTCGTTGCTTTCGTCAGGTTCTACTAAATCCATAATAAATACTTGAAAGTTAAATATAAATTGTGATTTACTAGCTGTGACGTTTACTGGGTTTATGTGCATTAAAGGAAACAAAGTGTTTTTCTCTAAGTCTATTTCAAATATGTCACCTGATGTAACTGTCTTGATTTGAAAATGATTGTTTCCCAGTTGCTCTAATGTGTCTACTAAATTATTATACGTCTTGTCGTTTACCATAATTTGTGTTTTGTGTTGTGTTTAAGTCTGTTTCGTAACTTAACCACGTTAGACATTCATATAAACTAAGTTTTGTAATCCTGTCTAAATTTACTATTTCACCATTTGTTAGTCTATACATTACGCCAAACCAACCCCACTTCTTTGCGAATTGTTCATCAACTGTTGCCTCGCCTTCTTTAACTTGTCCGTTAAATACAACTGCAAAATTTTCAATAGTTCGCTTGCGAAAGTCCAAAAAAAAACTAATGCTTGCTGAACTTCTTGTGCTTTCATCTCTAAAAACTTTCTAGCTCTCAGTCTCATTGTACTACTATCGTACGCTTCTATAGAATAATACTTACCCTCTGTTTGTGTAATAGGTCTGTATAATATTGCTACTATATTAGGCATATTCTTTTCGATACCACCTTTTATGTAGTGTTCTATGTCTGCGTATTCGCCTAAAGTTATACGTTCTAAGTCAGGTATAAATCCATACTGGTCGTTACCTACTTTTATGACTTGTTTAAACTTACTTTTTTTACTAGTCTGTAGCTTTGCAATTACTCTTAAAACTTTTGTTACGTCTTCTAAAGTCAGTTGGTTAATTAATTCTTTAGGCATATCTGTCATTAGGTTTATCATGTCCTGTGACTTTTCTATTTCGCCTTTGTTTTCTGACTGAATCAGTTTTACCCAAGTTTCTAAAGTTACATCACTCCAATTTTTAATAGTAAATTTATGCTGCTTGTCGTCTTTAGTAACCTTAATTCGCATAATATATAATAGAAATTTAGTTTATTTAGTTTAAAAATGTATATTTGTTTAGTTTTTTTCTAATAATCAAGGGTTGCGTGTATTCTATGTTCTTTTTAGCAACCCTTTTTTTATTGTACAAAGTATTTACCTGCGTTAGGGTTGTCTAAATGATAAATAACGTTATACCTAATACCATCTATTGCGTGGTTGTAATTATCTACGTATAATTTAGAACCTTTGTCTGCGTATACATAGTTGTTAAGCTCTTTGACTATATTAACACTTTCAGGACTTACTACTAGCTCAAAGTCTTGCATACGTGTTATACCACTTTCTATAGTGCCTTTTTTTACAGGTCTTATATTTACCCCTTTGTGTTTCAGGTCTTCTATTAGTCTAGGTTCTGCGCTGTCTGCTACAATTAGTTTGTTACCTACTCTGTCTAGTATAATCTTTGCTAACTCGTGTGTCTTTAATCCATTCTTATATATGTGTTCGTGTACATATAACTTGTTCTTTGTTTTGTCAATAGCTACTTCTGTTAAGCTGTCAGGATCAACAGAAAAACCAAAGTCCATACCACAAGATGTTTGTAAGTTGTCAGGGTTAAATTTACCTATTGACCAGTTTTCAAATACTACACCCTCTGCTTTGTCTAACCACCCACCTAATATATTATGATTGTATTTCTTTATATTGTTTTTTCGTATAGCTTGTATACGATCTAAAAAACTCTGTGATAGGTTTTGGTGGTTGTCTCTATAGGTAGTGTGTATATAACAAACATTGTCTTTGATACCATTGTAACTAGGTGGTACACCTCTTTCTTCAAAGAATCTTTTATATATCCAATGTTCTTTTGTAACAGGGTTTAATACTAATATAATTCTGTTTTGTACTTTCTTTTCTCGTATACTTAAATCTATAGTGTCAAATGTACTTTCGTCAATTAGTTCTTCTGCTTCGTCAAGTACCCAACAAGAAATACCTTGTAAACTCTTTAAACTTGCTGTTTGGTTACCTGCTGATGTTTTTATTCCCCTAAATAGTATGTCACTACCATTTGCAAGGTTTACTACTTCTGACTTGTTTATGTCAAATATATTATCAAACCCTAGTAAACTAATCTTTTCTAAAAATTCAGGTATTATAGACAAATGAGCTGAAACCATTGTATAACGTGTAAACAATACCCTTATGTTTTTTGACATAGTAAGTAAGGTAAGAAACACAGTTACTGCGAAAGACTTACCTGAACCACGACCACCTGTTATAATATAATATCTACAGTCTGACTCAAATAGTTTTTGATATTTATTGTTCAGTTCCAGAGTCTACAAAGTTTATTAACGGTAAGTGTAAACTATCGTCATTTGTAGTTACGTCTACTCTTTGTTGTGGTTTACCATAAAAGTATTCAAAGTATAATTTAACTGACCATTGTTCTTTTTTCTCTAAACTTTCTTGTAATGCTTTAAGCGCTAAGTCATTAAAAGGTGTTAGTTTTTCTATTAGCTTTTGTTCTTCAGCTTTTGAAGGTCTACCACCTCTGTTTCCTTTTGTTCCTTTATTGTTTTTTCTGCCGTCCATATAATTAGTTTAAATTAGTTAACTGATTCTTTTATATAATAGAAATTACTTAAATTCATTTGGTGGCATTAATATTACACCTAAGTCATTTTGCGCCCAAATACGTACTTCTTCACAAAATAAAGTAAAGTCTTCTGTTGTTAAGTTACTACTACGATCAGGTATAAACATATCTTTTAAATGTTCGTGCATTTCGTATTTATGATACCCTGTGTGTTCGCAAAGTGGTTTGACAATACATTTCCAATAGTATCTATTCTGTTGGTGTGTTCGTGTCATATTAACCCTTTACACCTTTATATACATAGCTAGGTTTTTTAAGTAGTTCTAAACGTTCTAGTTCAAACCGTAGGTGTTCACGTGCTTTTTCTATACACTCTTTTGATGTTTCGTGTTTTCTGTTTGCTCTTAATAAATAACTAACTGCCGTGCCTATATTATAGTTTAGTTCATAGTCTTCTATTATTTTTCGTGCTTCGTAGCCGTGTATTTTTCCTATATAATAATCAGGTATTTTTTTTTTCATCTTTTCTGTCTCTATATAACGCACCTGTTATTGTTTTGTGATTAGGTTCTACTTTGTCTGTCCTTTCTGCAAGTTTCTCGTTTTCTTCTTTTGTTATAAATAATTCAATAATAGCTACACCAATAATAAGTATAAATGCAATACCTATGATAAGTAAAAAAAACAAGATCATACTAAAGAATATTTACTAAATGATACAGGTTCTTTATATCTATTTTTAGAGCTGACAAAC